GTTTGTTTGGGCAGAGGATGTGAATCTTTCCATCCCAACTGCTAATGAACCAGGTGCCCTAGTCCCTCAGATGGGTGAGCAGGATGAATATGGAACTGGGCCTATTTCTAGGCCAGCTGGAGTTATTTCGCGTTACGCCGGTATGTTGACTAATATACCGCCCATAGCGCCGTATGCAAGAGCCACTCAAATGGCTGCATCCACAGTTTCTAATATCGCTCAGATGTTTGGATATTCTAGACCTGCGATTTTGTCTGACATCCAACCGTATCGTCCCACGTTGGTGGGCAATATGGCGAATACTAATGTTCCTGATTCAGTAACAAAGTTGACCTTGGATGCTAAGCAGGAGTTAACTGTGGACCCACGCGTAGCGGGCCTAGGAAGTGCAGATGAAATGCCTATTCTCAGCATTGCTATGCGAGAAACCTTCCTAACCTCGTTCGAGTGGCCAATAGCAGCTGCCTCAGAGACCTTGTTGTGGAACTCTGAGGTTAGTCCGGTACTATGGGCAGAAAGCCCCCCTGAATACCATTTTCCAGCGTGTGCCTTTGCAACTTTGCCTTTTAAGTTCTGGCGAGGATCTATGAAATTTAGATTCCAAATAGTTGCATCTGCATATCATAGGGGACGTATGAAAATGACGTATGACCCATCGTACCCATTAACTAATGAGTATAATACCAACTATACACATGTGGTGGATGTCTCGCAAGATAAGGACTTCACTATTACTGTTGGTTGGGGAGCTACGCGCTCAATGTTGTCATATCGTGTCCCTTATTTATCCGCAATCCCATATGGCACTTCTGCCCTAGGTGGAGCACCGGATGAGTTTGGAAATGGTATTGTGTCAGTATATGTTGTAAATGAACTGTCTACCCCGAGTACAAATACAGATGCAGTTAATGTAAATGTGTTTGTTTCTATGGGTGAAGATTTCGAAGTGTTTGAGCCCTCTGTGGATATACTGCAGAATGCGTACTTCTTACCTCCTAGTGATGAGGAATTGCTTAGGCAATCACAATTGAAGAACAGATTTGTGGAACAGATGGGAGAGATTCCCTTGACCGAAAATAGTCCGCCAATGGACACATCCTCGGTCGTCACAAAGGCTCCAACATTGAGCACCGCAGATGCCACTCTTAGCGTCTATTTTGGTGACCCAATAACTTCGTTTAGACAGTGCTTGAAACGATATAATTACCACTCTCAGTGGTGTCCTGATACAATAGGACAAGTAGCGTATAAGTTTAGTATGCCTAATTTCCCACTCTTCCGTGGCTATAATAGCCAGGGAGTATGGCAAACTTCGACTGCTGAGCGATTTAACTACGTTCAGACGACCCTACTTAATTATGTTTCCACAGCATATGTTGTTCGCAGAGGGGGTTTGCG